ATATCCGGCGACTAAGCCGCGGCCAAGTGTGGCGGCATTGTGTAACCGGCGATACTGAACTCGACTGGTTGCCGCAACTGGTACGCGCTAACGCTGGGCGGCCTGTAATTGCGTTTACACACCACGCCCCCATTGGCGATACGCTCGAGCTGCTGCGCGATGCTGTCCGGGGCGGGTTTAACTTCAATCTAAGCGCCGAGGATTCGACGCAAGCCGACCAGTTAGCCGATACAGGCCTACAGGTCGCAACCCTTATCCCAAACGATACGCCGAACGTATCCTATACCCCGGCGGGTCGTAAAATCGTGGCGTGTCCTACTGACACTAAAAACCTTAATTGTTCGCGTTGCGGATTATGTTCGCGCTCCGACCGCAACGTGATAATCGGATTTCGACCGAAGGCGCATAAACGGGCCTTAATCGAAATGGCCGCTCGAGGTCCGCTCGAGCAAACAATCGGAGTAAACAATTATGCCTAGGGCATTAACTGATGATGTTGTTGAATCGTGCGAGAAAGCATCGCGGGCTGCTGCGGCTGCTATCCATCACGCCGACCGGCTTGTAACGTCGGCATATGGTCGCGGGCGCTCACTAGATCGACGAGTAATCGACGAGGTGAAACAGCAGTTTTACCACTTTGCAAATACAGCCGCGGACAACTTTCACGATTTACACGATAAAGTCTGCCACTGTGAAGTACCCGACGACGCAAGTGAACGCCGTAAAGCTATTCGAGTGATACGTGCTCGAGCAGCCTGCAGCTATCACCGCGCTCGGGAAACCTACGACGCGCTAAGCGCCGCGGGGCTGTTGTGATGCTACCTACTGGGTACAGCGATATTAATAAACTGAGCGTACAGCTCGAGCATGTATCGAACACCGCCGACGCATATGGCCTGTTCGACGCAATCGAGAAAGTATGCAAACGTCAAAAGATCGCTTTGCGTTCTGGAATGGATAATGAACGCAGCCCAGTCTTAATGGGTATGTTCTACACGTTGTTCTTGTTGAGGCGTAAAGATCACGTCTCGACGCGCTGGGCTAAGGTTAGCGAGGCCCTATCGACGTATGTCGATCAAGATACTTTTAAGGCGCTTGTGAAAGAGCATTCGACCGTATCTGATCAGCTAACTATTCGCCCCGAGGTCCGGGGATAAATCAACGGGGCGGGCCTGTACGTGCCGCCCCACTTCTATAGGACTCTAAAATTATGGCTGCACAAATTGATACAACTGCAGACGGTACTGTTCGTTTTGCCGGTCGTAACCGCCGCCGCTGGTGGGGCGTTGGTAACCAGATAACCGACCCTTACGACGTCGATCTATCACTACGTCAGGCACACCTTACTTTCCGTTATGAAACTCGAGCCAATGACGTGATGCTATTAACGCAGGTCCCAAACGGACAAGGCCGGGAATATTCGACCGTACCCTCTAACTACAACCGCTCAATAATCAAGGTCGAGCCCGGACAGGCTGACCTCGAGTTAGGACACTGTGGCACACGTTGGACCCCACACCAGCCCGGGCAGATGCTCGAGTTTTTTCAGCGAGTCTCGGAACGGGTCGCTGGTGATCTTCAAATAAACACCGCCGGATCGCTACGCAATGGCGGCATGGTGTTCGCTGCGGCTATGTTTGACCGCAAGGTAAAAATTCTGGACTGCGAAGCCGTCGATATGTACTTAACTTTTTTAACTTCAATCTATGGCGCGACCATTACCGGGCTGACCGGGATACAGGTCGAGTGCGCTAACACTGCGGAGTACTTTATTAATCAGGACACTCCCCGCGTTACCTATTCGCACGGTAAAGCGCTCGACGTTAGGGCCGCGGTTGATGCAATCGGCGTGGTAGATATCGACGCGGTAGAGCGTCTGTTAAACCGCTGCGCGGTAATTCCGTTTGATGCTAACCAGCGGGCTGGGTACTTCGAAAACGCGCTGCTCGGTGATCGAGCGAAGCCTGAGCGTGAGATTGAGCGCCGCCGGTCTGATATGACGCTCGAGCGTGTTATTAACCCGGCGTATAAAAAATGGGATCGTGAATCGACCCAACTACGTGAAGCGTATCAGGACGGTCCCGGGCAGGACCTGCCGAGCCGTCGGGATACCTTGCTGGGCGCGTGGTCCGCGGTAACTGATTTTTGCGACCATCGCCGTAGATCGACCGACGCGGGCCGGGGTGCTCAGGCCTTAATCGGGTCGGGGCCGGATTCAATCCGGTCCATTAAGCGCCGCGCATTGGCCGCTGTTTACCAACTGGCCGCCTAGTGTGCATTGGCTACACGTTGTCGGACACTGGGCGTTATTGGCCGGGGCGCTGCTGGCGCTGGTTATTCTAGGCCTAGTGATTCTCGCCTATAACCTTATTTTATCGCTAATTTCTAAAGACTAACCGCCGCGCCCGAGGGCGGTAATGCTCGGGACCTCCTAATTATCCCCGCTTCGGCGGGGACTTTTTTTGGCCTGCAATCTAGGCCTGTAAACCAGTTAGAAATAGACCTGTAACGCCCTCAGATGCTCACTACGGGCTTTTTAGATTGACCTAACCCATTGCATTACCCCGATTGATTGCGTTCGTTCTGGGCGATTCTAGGGCGTCGTAGTATTCCCACTATTTTCTAAGGTATTTGTGGATAACTTTCGCCCGATCTTGGCCTGTGCATAACTTTTTGGCGAAGTGTTGTAAAAAAACAACACTAGATCCGGCCGAGTATATTAGAATTTAATTATATTCGAATATTAGAAAAGTCTAATATTATAAAATTCTCATGCGTTTTTTCGATTTTTCGGACCCCCGCCAGCGCTTTGGGGACTCTCACAAAAAAAACATAAAAAAAGCAGCGTCACGACAAAAAAAGCCGTGTCACGATTCAAAATCTACTGGGTACTTTTCTTTTCTACGAAAAACTTTTTCTGGCTTGTGAACAAAGCCCTTGTATTTGCTCTGCTTGGCGACTAGATTCCTCGCACGTTTGCGTGCTCTCCTGCTCTTAGAGTCCTGCCGATCTTCCATAAGTGTCTTTTTGACCCCCTCTGTGAAGGGGCCCTCCTTACAGGTAAGCACTTACGTGCTTACAATTAGTACTCTAACTCAGTATTCCGGCGTAGATTACACATGGGGTTCTACGGAACCCTATCCTTCACATTAACCCGGATTTGTCCTCGGGGTCATACAGTCGAGTCGAGTCACACCTTTCCACCTGATCCATCCAGCGCTAAGGATGATATTGTCTGTCAGGCAACAGTTCTGGTTACATATATATACCAATAAGGCGTAAGCCTTTGATTCTAAAGGCGTAATACGGAGCTTTACTTTCTGAGACACCTCGGTTAAACTCCCTATATATCAAACACATAGGAGATATTGGTAGTTATATGTATGAATAGAACTAAAAACAAGGCAAACGACATCTTAGGGAAGATCAAGGGACTGACCAAGAAGGCCATATATGAGCAGATCAAGACTGGTTCCATGCCTAAAGAGACTCTTTTGAATAGATGTCTGAGCCACATCGAGGCTATCCAAGCCCTGACCAGTGTAACAGCTAGGCAGAAGAAGGTAGCTCTCAAGGAGGCATGGGAAGTATACCTGATGCTGACAGACTTTACAGGCCCTGAAAGGCTAGATTACGACTCTACTCGAGAAGTAGGCTTGCATATGGTAGATAAGGCGAGTATAGTGGTCGATGCAGAGCTTCCCCCGATCTTTAGAGGAGGACTAGGTTACGCCCAGATAAGCTGGAAGCATAGTTTTCATGGGCAAGAAGGGAAGGGATCAGCATGGGGAAACCAGTATTGGCAACCAGAAAGGGCTAAGAGAAATGGGAAGAAATCACTTGCAGATACTGACTACTGGGCAGTCAAAAGACGATCTTAGTAATGGAGGACGTTGATCCTGTTGTTGGTATCTACATGTCTTACTTAAAGAGGAGGCGTTTCATGGCAGATAAAGAGAATCTTGAGCATGTTGAGCGTTACTTTGGCTTGATTAATGACGAATGTACCGATATTATTGATTACATAGCTGAATGGCGTAGTAATGGCCGTGATCGCTCTGATCTTGATTACTATACTGAACTTGTTAAGGGTTGTATCGGATACCTTAATGACCATCTAGAGGATTTAGAGCGTGAGATTGGGAAGCTAAGCAAATCTGAGTTGTAGACGTTATTGGAAGGCAGTTGTAACCGCTTATAGGTAAACCAGTAGTAGACGGGTATAGGAGAATCGCTGTGGACGTGTTGAATTCTGAGGTACTGGCTCCTTACTATCAGTTAGAGGAGGAGCAGTGTATAAAGCCTGCTAATGAGTTTACTAAGGAGGTTCTGGATTATTACCTCATTGGTGAACATGTTACAGGTGTTTCCCTTCCTTGGGGAAGTCTCGAGGAGAAGTTCCGGCTTCGTAATGGGGAATGTACTATCGTTGGTGGTATAAACTCGAGTGGAAAGTCTCTGGCTTGTGGGCAGATACTACTAAATGCTATGGAGCAAGGGGTTAAATGCCTCTCTGTCTCCCTTGAAATGAGCCCTAAGTCTCAGTTAGCCAGAATGTGGCGTCAGGCTTCCCTTTCACTGCAGCCAAGCATGGACTTTGGGCTAGGCTTTAATGCTTGGGCTCGTAATAAACTGTACTTCTTTGACAAGATGGGTAGCGTCAACTTAGACATGCTTCTTGCTGTTATTAACTATAGCAGGAACATGTATGGCACCGAGCTTATCTTGGTCGATTCCTTGATGACTATTGGTGGGATAGCTAATGACGACTACACCGCCCAGAAGAATGTAGTCTGTCGTCTGGCCGACGCCTGCAGGGACTTAGACTGCCACATCATACTCGTCTGCCATGCTCGTAAGTCTATGAGCATCAGAGATAAGATAGACCGCTTCTCAATCAGAGGTGCAGGGGAGCTTACGGACAGGGTTGACAACGTAATACTTCTTGGGCGATACTACCAAGATGACCCCAATGAAGCTGATGCATACATGGCTATCTCTAAAGCGAGGCATTGGGACATGGCTGAGTGCGAGTTTGACCTTTGGTTGCACCTAGAGTCTCTTAATCTCACTACGGAACACCAACTTCCACGGAAGATAACCATGGATGACGAGGAGTTAGACAGCTAAATGCCTATAACTAAACTTTCAAAGCAAGCAGTCGAAGAGATATACATAGAGTTAAGGGAGGGGACTCAGATGAAAGATATAGCTCCTATGTTCAACATCTCTCGGACCATGATCTCTAAGCTGAATAATGGTGCTCTCTGGAGAAACCCACATATGACCTACCCTATCCGGCGGGAAAAGTAATGGACAAGACTTGGAAGAGGTTAGAGGAGTGTGAGAAGAAGGTGAAGTATCTCATTGAGACAATCATCCCCCTCTTGAAAGAAAGGAATGATCACCTGCAACATACAAAGGCTTTGTTAATCAGTCTAGAAGCCCTGTACGAAAGGAAACTACGTGATGGATAAGACATGGAAAGCATTTGAGAGGCGTGTTGCTCAACGCACCGGAGGGGAGAGGATTCCCGTCTCAGACAGGAGAACTCCTTTAGATGTAAAGCATCCCTATCTAGGGATAGAGTGTAAGTACCGAAAGAAGATTTCTAAGTTTATCAAGGACTCAATGGACCAAGCTATTAGAGGTTCCGGAGATGACTTGATTCCCACTGTTATTCTTGGCGAGTACAACAACTCTGAGATGCTAGCATTAGTCCGCCTGCCAGACTTATTAAATCTACTGGCAGCGGCATTAGGCGACTCCAGCTCACCCATGTTGGTT